AGCCGTTGCTTTCTTTTTACTTATCAGTTCTCCTTCTGCTCCTGAACTGATGTTTGAGTTTATGAAGTACAGGCCAGTGCCGCCACCGCCTGCTGTCTTGTTGTATAATTTTGTCACTGCCGTGGCACTTGGCGTGCTGGCCGCACCCGAGAATGTCAGTGTGTCGTCGATCACCACATCGCCTGTACCGTTGGTTACCAAAGTAAGGTCACCGTTGGATGTGTCTGAAGTTATTGAAGTGATGTTTGTGAGATCATTGTCCAAATTCAAAGTGATTGTGTCAGGTTCCGCACCTGCTGTGTTGATGTTTGATCCGCCTGTGAACTGTAGGGTGTTTCCTGTCGCCACAGTGATCTGTGTTGAGTCATCTCCTGCTACCTTGAGGCTAAATCCACCGCCCACTTGTGTGTCTACATAATTTTTTGTTGCGGCGTGATCTGTTTCTGTTGGATCTGCCAATCTCAGTTTTCCTGGTGTGATGTTTGTTATGGCCGAAACTGATGCATCGTGTGTTGTAGCACCAACTACGAATTCAGATTGATCCGCGTCGTAGTAGAAAAGTTGGTTGTTGGAACTGCCTTGGTTGAACAGTATTCCTGAATCTTCCGTGCCTGCCGTCGAGTTGTTCCTGTTGACTTCGATGAACTGATCTTCTATAGTCAGTGTCTGTGAGTCAACTGTGGTCTGTGTACCTGCGACTGTCAAATCACCCGGTATCCTTACGTATCTCGCATCAAGTTGTATGGTGTTCGAGCCCGATCCTGAATCGTATCCAGCACCCGCTTTCACTGTGTAATCACCTGATGTTCGTAGAGTCTTTGCCATTTGCTAGTATTTATGTTGTGAATGGGGGAGCGTGTAACTCCCCCATAAAAGCACGTTAACTGTATTAGATTGTGTCGATTTGACCCACGTCGTCTGAACCTGCACCTTCATCAGCACCCTCTGAGCTCAATGAGTATTTCGTTGAACCTGTCACGCTACCTGCTGTAACGTAGTGTACTGTGTTGTTGAAGATCTTACTCGCGTAAGCAACCGTTGAGTCATCCAAGATGATCTGCACACAGAATTCACCGTTCGTTAGTGATCCCGGCGCTTTCGCTGTCAAGGTCAACACCTGTGTCAATCTTGTCGAACCGTCCGCTGATAAGAAGTTCACTTTGAACTGCTTACTTGATCTCTGTGAAACGATGTAGTTGCCTGATGCAGTTGATACCGCTTCAGCACCTGTTCCGTCTGGTTGAGTTGTTCCTGTGGCGAACGCACCAGTGACTTCGAAGTCTCCTGCTGAGTTACCAAATCTACTTTTCTTTACTGGTCTTCCCATTTGTTTTCTCCTTTAAAGGAGTCCAATGCCAGTTCTCCTGGCTACGCGGTTTTATCCGCATAAGTCTCCTGCCAGATGCAAGAGCACGTTTGAACTGTGTGTATTTACCAAATTTTGAGATGTGTAAACTGCAAAGAAAAAGGGCGATGTGACACAATCCAAAATCAAATCACACCACCCTTAAGGTTTAACGTATTTCTAGATTTTTATATTATTTTCTGTTGTAGATATGATATAAAATCCAAACTGCAACTAGTCCGATCAAACCTTGATCTGAGAATCCTTGCAGTACGCCCTGGACGTTTCCGATTACAGAAACGTTTGGCCAGAACGGAATACCTTGACCGCTGAAAAGGATTTCCAAAACGATTCCCAATGCTATGAGTGAAACACCCACATCGGCTAATCCTTTTGCCCATCCTTTAACTTGGTTCATGATATCCATAGTTGGACCTCCCTTGTTAAGAGTTCTGTGTAGAACTCGCAATTATTTAGAAGTCTGGCACAACTATAAAACTAGCACATTTGGTCTGCGACTGGTACGAGTATGGAAAAAGATTGATAAGTGCGTGGTTAATGATCTGTCAGTCACAAAAAAAGGGCGACATTTCTGCCGCCCTTTTTGAAATAAAAATAAACCTTGGCTTATTTGAATTTTAAGTTTGTTCCGCTGTTCATTCCTACTAATCCTACGTAGTCTGCCGCGTTACCTAGTGAAGATGCAGTGTTCGTTAATTCAACGTAACCGTATCTTGTTAGGAAACCAACAACTGGTTCGAATGTAGCCGGATCTAGTACAACACCAGAAGACATTAAAGGAATGTAAGGACAATAGAACGCTGGTGCGTCTGCCTCACTTGCTCCTTTGTAACCAACTAGTACGTCTGTACCGTCTGAAGCGTAAGCGTCAACGTATACTCTCATTGCACCGTTTAGTGTACCAACGAATTTAGTGTTAGTAGGTGCTTCAAAAGTACCTTCAGTTGTTCTTGCGAACGCTGAAGTTGATGCTGATTGAAGAACTGTAAGAGCAGTTGGAGAAACTACAGCGTAGTTTCCAGCGCCTCTTCTTGTTCTTGTAGCGATTTGGTTAGCAACTCTGTTGATAAGAACAGCCAATGCCGCGTGTTCATCACCTACGAATGTTGCAGTACCTGACACAGCCGCTTGGTCAAAAGTCTCAGAAGCCGAACCGGCTAATGTTCTTAATGAACCAATTACTTCTTGGTCGATCTCAGCAGTAATCTCTTGAGCTAACGCCGCCATGATTTCCGCTTCTACATCGATACCTTGCTGTGCTTGAGCATCTTGAGCCGCTTCAAAAGTCCATCTAGCACTTAATTTTCTAGATTTCGCTTCAACCGGTTGTTTCAAGATCTGGATTGATAATCTCTTACCAGGTGTTCCCTCTAAAGAAGCAGTTGATGCCGCTTTTGGAGTAGAGTTGTTCTGGTTACCAGAGTATGCTTTCGCAATTTTGAATGGAGATAATGCTTCTTCACCTGCAGTCGTGTTTGACGCAACTGTGTCTGCATATCTTATTCTTAGTGTGTGGATCTGACCAACTGGACCAGTCATTGGTTGTACACCAACGATCTCGTTCGCAATAACAGTAGGCATTACCCTTCTGATTACTGGTAGGATCACTCTGTTTAACGTAGCAACGTTACCTGCAGATGTGGCACCAGCAGTAGATTGCTCTGCTAAGTATCTTTTAGTGTTTTCTAACACTACATCCATAGTTTTTTTCTTGTTGCCTGCTAAACCTTCTGTAAGAGCGGCTTTAGTTTCGCCCCATTTTGATTCAAATATATCTGACATTTGTAATCTTCCTTTAGTTTAGTTAATTATATACCCGCTAACTTACGGATATTTGTTAAGTCAGCATCTTCCCTTTGTGCTCTGTCGCCGCCTGACTCGGAAAGTACTTTCGCACCCTCTCTTGTCACAGCCTTGTCAGCCATCACGTGTGGTAGATACTTGTTGAACGAAGCCTCAAGTTTGTCTGTTTGAACTGATTCCAACAGTTGACTCATTACTTCACTCTTGTCTTTGCCCAATGGTTTGAGCATCTCAGCCATCTTTTCCTTACGTTCCATCAAGTCGGCCTGTCTTTTGGACTCAGCCTCTTTTGACTCAATCACCGCTTGTTTCTCTTCGATAGCCTTCTCCGCGTCTTTCAACTTCATAGTTGTTTCATCAACTACTTTCATTAACTTCGCAGTCTCAGATTTCTCATTTAAGTAAGAATTCTGGTACTCAGAAGCAAACGCTTCGAATATTTTCTTGCCGAAGTTGACAGTTCTCGCCGCTGTGATGTCTTCCTTAAGAGATTTCAGCTCTTCAGCAAGTTTTTTGTTTACAGCAGACTCTACAACTTTAGCAGATCTTGTTATGAAAGCCTCTTTCATCTTGGCCATTTGTTTTTTGGCTTCGGCTACTAGTTTGACCTTCGTTTCCACAACGCCTTTTTTGTCTTCATGGAACTCTTTGATTTCTTTGGCAAGAGCACCAACTACGAATTCTTCCATCTTCTTGAAGTTTTCGTGGACACCTTTTCGGTCGCTGTGTAGTTCTTTTAACTCTTCTGACAGTTTGTTAAGTATGAAACTCTCTAACTTGGCAGAATGTTTGCCTACGTTTTCTTTGTAAGCGATTTTTTCTTGTGCAAGTGCTTTTCTGTCTTCAACGAACTTAGTGATCTCTTCAGATAACTTCTCGTTCATCATAGTGTCGATGGCTTCGATCATGTTTGCTTTGTCGTGTTCGTATCTTTTTGCAAACTCTTCTCTCAACTCAGCACCCACTGTTTCTTTGTTTTCTTTGATTTTCAAGTCCCAAGCCTCTTGGATGCCTTTTTGAACATCTTCCGAGATTGCTCCAGACTCTACTAATTTTGATATTGCATCAATCATTTTATTTCAGGTCCTTTATTATGTTTGTTAGTGCCTCTTTCAGGAACTTTTGTGCTTTTGGATCATTTCTAACTTCAGCCGCCAAACCCTTTGCCATGTTACCACCCTTGGTGTTCATTAGGTGTTCGTAAATTGGCGTGGGATAAGCACCCGGTGCCGAAGGTTGGGCCACAACATCTACTGTGATGATCTCAAAGTCTGAAACTTCACCGCTTCCGTATTCGTTCATGTTTCCAGAACCTCTACTTGAAACGCCTAGTTTCACACCTGATTCCAACATAGTTTTGACAAGTTGACCCATTGGTGTTGGTAGGATTTTCATCTTACCGTATCCATTTGGACCGTCCATCCACATCTCAGTTATCATATGTGATACACGATCCAAATTAATTTTTAAATCATCGGGGTGATCTACTTCACCTAACACAGAGTATCCAGAACTTATCTGATCGTTCAGTGTTTTCGTCGCCTTAGCGATTTCTTGCACTGGATAGATCCTTTGATTAGCGTTCTTGATCCCACCTTGAATGCAGATGCCCTTCATGTACAAATCCTTACCGTCTTTTCCCTCGTGTAAGACCTGCACTCTGGCCTGATCAAATGTTAGATTCTCTCTTAGGTATAGTGAACTCATCCGATGTTCTCCGTTAAATCAACAATTACTTAGAAGCAACTGGTGATTTTGCAGATTTGTCAGAACCGTCAGCAGTAGCAGGTTTAACTTCTTTTTTCATTGAAGTAGATTTTGCTTTTCCGCCTGTGTTCTCAAAGTCACCTGCCATTTTTTGTGCAGTTGGTGCCGGTCTTCCCGTCTCATCTGCTCCACCTTTGGCAATGTTAGCGCCGCCATGGCCCATTTTTGTGCCTGCGTCTGTAACTGGTGATTTTGCTGACTTGTCTGAATGGTCGGCAGTGTCTGCTTTAACTGGATTTTTGTACTCTTTCACAGTCTCTTTCGCTTCTTTGCTTTCCATTTCAACTTCTGGAGTTAACTCTGGTGCAACTTCTGGTGCTAGAGATTCGTCTTCTTTCTCTTCTTCACCGTCTTTCTTGCCCATCATTGCTTCGAATTCTGCTTTTAGTTCATCTAAAGCGTCTTCCAAGTCAACTACTCTGTCTTCGACATCGCCTTCTGCGTCTTTTTCAGCGTCCATGTCTGCTGGCATTTCTTCGCCGTGGTCCGCATCCATTTCGCCTTCTTCTTCGCTTGAGATGTCTTTAACCAATTCGTCAGTTGCGTCGCCGCCCACTTCTTCGATTGATTCTTCTTCGGTAGTTTCTGATTCAGTTGCTTCGTCTTCGATTTCAACAACTTCGTCTACTTGCTCGTCTTTAGACTCTTCTGAAGCCTCTTCAACTGCTTCGTCTTTAGATTCTTCTGTAGTTTCTTCTACTTTCTCTTCTTCAGATGCTTCAGTTTCTTTAACTTCTTCGTCTTTTGATTCAGCAGTCACTTCTTCGTCTGCTAGGTTCTCGTAGATATCTCTAGATTTTTCAACTACGATCTCGTGGAATAAAGCCTCCGCTTTATCGTTTTCTTCGTTTATCAGTAACTCTAATAAACTCTCAAATTTATTATTTGACATTTTACACGTGCTCCTTCTAATTAGGTCGATTTGTACTTATAAGTGTTTGTATTTACTGTAAAGCGGTAGAAACGGTGCTGTAACTGGTGAGAAAAGGTGTATTTTTGTTAGATCTTGATCTGCAGGTCAAATTTTGCCAGGAATTGCTCTGTTGTGGGGTGATCTATGTTGCCCTTCCACTCTAGATCCTTGGGTTGGAACCAACCTTTGGGTATCACACGGTGAAACTGCACGTCCTTGTAGTCCTCCAAGCAACGCTTGGTCTGATTCATCCAGTTGCCGTAGAAAGTGGCCTCGTCGCTACGCTTCTTGTAGTTGCGGGTGTCGCCAAACACGTTGTTGAGTTTGTATCTGTTGTTCTTGCTGTCCTCCCGGTGCCCTTGGTAGTCGAACCCCAATATGTAGATCTCCTTGAATCCGTGATCGCAGGCCAGTTTCAGTGCTGTTGGTCCACTGCTCCATCCCAGGCTGGGTTTTGACCAGGTCACATGGTCCAGCAGTTTCTGATGTTTCTCGTATTGGTTGTTGTAGTTGGAGTACACTTTATTATGTACGACATAATCCGTCTCCGCTATCTCTATCATCATCTTGGGGTCTACCGCCACCAACCAGTGTGGTTCGTGTGTCCTGTACACTGCATTGCAGGCGTACACTGTGCCTTTTTCCTTGAGATCGTTGATATCGATGCCCCTACGGGACTCACCGTTACCCAGTACGAATGCTGTTTGTGACATTATAACTCTAAGTTATCGTCTTGGGCAGGTTGTCCGTACATCTTTTGGACGAATACTGCCTCTTCCTTCTGTTGAGCATCGTGTGCCTCTGATGCCAACCTCATAGAGTTGATCTGTTTGAGTGTTAATCTTGTTTTTCTCGTGTCTTCTGAATCTAGAATTGAAATATCGTTCTCAGGCTCATAAGTTTTGTCCTGTTCAAAGCCGTCTGCGCCGTATGTGAAGAATTCATTCAGTTTCATAATCGTATTTAATCCTTATACCTGTCCACCGCCGCCTGTGCCACCTGGTGTCTGTCCACCTGGCGTTTGCCCTGGTCCGCCTGGCTGTGGTGATCCTGGTTCTGGTGCTTCTGGATCCGCTGTTGGTTCCTCGAATTGATCTAGATCGGAACTGATTCCTGACTGTGTCACACCGCCACCTCTCAATTCATTTGATTTGCTCTGTTTCTTCTGAGGCACATTGTTTTCTTCTGCCCATAGTTCTGCGTTCCTTGCCATTTCTTCCTCAGAAAGTCCAAGATATCTTTTCAATGCGAATCTTTTTGACATATAAGGTAGGTCTGCCACTGCTGTGAATGTGTTTACTCTGCTTTGGTCCATTTCTGTCTGTCTGTACTGTGCAAAGTTCTGTGGTGGGTTCAGTTTAATCTCAAACATACCATTGTCTATGTTGTAGCCTTTGTTTTTCACCCATAATTTGAACTCACTATCAAAAGTCTCTGCTAACATGCTTTGTAATCTTGCACAATATTTGTTGAATCTCAGTTCCTGGATGTATGCTGTTCCTACCCTACCGTCATTGTACTGTTGTCCACCATCTTCCGCACCTGTTGGTAGATAAGAACTTGGAATCCTCAATCCTCTGAACAGTTTGTTAGTGAAGAATCTCAAGTCATCGATCTCACCTAGGTTAGTACCACCAGGTAATGTGTCAACTTTAGATCCTCTACCTTCCGCTGTCTGTGGGAAGAAGTAATCTTCGTTTATACTCATTGGGTTGTATGTTGCATCTATGAAGTTTGCTCCACCCGATGCACTTGGAATTCTTCTCTGGTTGATCTCGTTCTTCACTCGCTCGACGAACTGCATGGCCAAGTGTGTTGGCATGTTACCCACGTCAATGTAGAAAACTCTTCTCTCAGGTGCTCTCTGTACCCTGTAAATTATGATTGCGTCTTCTAATAATTCTTTCTGTTTGTAAACTTTGAATACCTGTTCCAACACCGACTGTCCAAATGGGAATAGGTTGTCTAGTCCATCTGACATTGACATATGGATCACGTGTTCTGCGTTTATGTTGTAGGCATTCATAGTCTTGTAGAATCTTCCACCGGAGTTTCCGCCCGCAAAGCCTGACATGTTGTTTGTGGCACCTGCGTTGGCGTAACTTGAACCATAGGCCGCTGTACCGCCACCTGTTGTTCCACCGCCGCCGTATGTTTGGTTGGGTGTAATCTGTGTTGCTGATAATCTTTGTAGGTTTGGATTGATATCTCTGATCACATACTGTTCAGGTTTCTTACCCTCTGATTCATTTACAACTATCCTGTCAACTTTTGCGTTGTCTATGTACAACCATTTCTGTGTCTCTGGATCTCTCACAAAGAAACAATCTCCGTATTTCAATGCGTTTCTGAAAATCCTGAAGATCCTCTTGTTGAACTTGTTACTCTTGGTCCATTGTTGAAGTGCCTTCTTGAGAAGTTTCACTTCGTGTTCTGTGGTCTCGTCCTTGAACACAAGATCAAACGGTGTCTCGTTTTCCGTGTTCTTCTGTGTTGAGAATTCTGCAAGTATGTCTAGTGCCGCGTTGATCTCCGAGTCTGAATCCATTTGATCATACTGGAAGTATCTCTGTATCCTGTTAGGGTGTCCTGTGTAAACATCCGGCAAGTAAGAACTGTAGTTCCTCTTGGCGAAGTTGGGCACTTTCTCTCCTGATATGGGAGACATGTTTGCGTCTTTAAAATATTTTTTCCAAGCCATGCTTTATATTACACTTTTTTATTCATTTTAGCAACCTAAACCAGTCCAACTTGGTTACGGTCTTTACGTGCTGTTGTCTCAACTGCTTTCAAGGCCCTGGATTCCACTGCTACAAGCGTATTTACGCCATTTACCATACTTGCTAGTGCCTTGTTGGCGTTGTTCAGTTCCGTACTCATGGCGGCCATTTTGGTCTCCAATGCGGATGTGTCAAATGTTTTCTGTAGATCCTGGTTTGCTGTCACTGTTGACTTGGTTCCTGCTGTGATTAATTCGGGACCACGTTCACCTGTTAGGTAAGTTTTACCTGCATCCATGCCTCCGCCGAATGCACGTTCTCCACCAAACATGCCACCAACGTACTGTCCTGCCATTGATCCTAATCCTGCGCCAAGTAATGCTCCACCTGGCCCACCTATCAAACCTAATAGCCCACCAAGACCTGCTCCGACTAATCCGCCTATGCCTGCCGCGTCGTCTGATTTGTCTTTGTTCATTAGTTGTCCCGCACTTGAACCCACTCCTATCGCGGCTCCTAGTCCTGGGAGTAGCCTGGTTGCACCGAACCTTGCGGCTCCGGCGGCTCTCTTGCCACCCTTGCTTCCAAATAAGTTACCTAACATACCACCTGATCCCACTCCGGCGGCCTTCAATGCTCCCAGTGTACCTGTGAACACGACTGCGGTCTGGCCTGCCTTGTCCAATAAAAACTTACCTGCCAGGATACCAACCAGGGCTGTACCTGTCAATGCCGGTATCTGTGCTACGCCCGCCACTAAACCGCCAACACCTTTCATAAGGAACTGTGTGGCCTGTGACAGTCCGCCCAGTGCTGGACCAAAGCCCGCCAACAAACCTGTCTCTATCTGTTGGAACTGTCCTGATATCCTTTTGCTGGCATCTTCGAAAGTGGTTAAACCTTGCGTCAGCCTGTCGGCAGTTTCACCCTGTTCCCCGAATATGCTGTCCACGTCGGTTATCCTTCTCGCTAGATTAATCACATCGCCTTGCAGTGCCAAGAACTCTACTTGTCCTGTTACCGTGGCTTTCCTAAATCTGTCTACGCTGGCACCAGCCGCATCTCGCAATCTTGAAAGTGCTGTCTCACTGTTGATTGCTCCTGAAATCAAATCCTGGACCACGCCACTCGCCTGCGGAATGTTCTGTACCAATGCCAATGCTGACTCGGTCACTGGAACACCTGCGTTTGCTATGAGGTCTTGGAATCCTTCGTTCAGGCCCGGAGCAATGGTTCCTATGCTGGCCGCAAAGCCTTCCAGTCTCGACCTAGCACCGTCAGTTGCATTCTGTAGGAATGCCTGGAACTTGGCGTTGCTCTGCTGTTGTTCTATCTGTGCCCTTAACTCATCTCTCTGCGATCCTGTCAGTCTTGCCAGTCTGTCTAGTTCTTCTGCGAAACGTATGGCACTTGCAGTCCTCTGTTGGTCGGTCATCCTAGAGAACATGTTTGTTCTTCTCTGTCTTTCTAGGTTCAATAGTAAAGTTTCGTTGACTTCGTCTACTGTGAATCCAAGTGGTGCCAGTCTGTCTATGCCCTCTGTCCTGATTGCTTCACCAAGCAAGGCAATGCCCTTGGCACCCTGTGTCGTGCTACCGAACAGTGCCGCCAAACTCTGGCTGTTGTCTCTGACCAATGCCGCGAAGTCATCCAACGGTAGTGCCGCAGTGGCCGCCGTCTGTCTAAGTTCAACTATGCTCTGTCCAAATGTTGCACCTATCTGTGATAGTTGTCTGAACGTTTCAATGTTGGTGTCTAACCTTTGTCCCAGGAAGCCTATCGAATCACCAATTACACCCAATCCTTTGAAGTTGTCGGTGAATGAACTGATAGTGCCTTCGCCACGCATGGCCGCTGACCCTAGACCTATGAATGATGTTGTTAATCTCTCTGTCTGTTTACGTGCTTTCTCGTGTGCCTCTCTGGCATCTTCCACGCTCTCTGTTAGATCCTTGATGGCTTTCTGTGCATCTTTGTCCTTCTTGGCGGCATCCCTGAGATCTGATATGTATCTGTCCAACTCTTTGTTGGTTTTTTTCTGTAGGATAAGTCGTTCTGCTTCTACCCTTCTCTTTGTGGTCGCTTCCCTGGAGTCTCCGGCTATTCCCTTGAGACCTTCTAGTATTCGTTTAATCTGTTCTTCGTCCATACGACTTAATTTTACACCTTTTTATACGCATATAAATATAGACATCCATACGCTTTTAGTGTATATTTATAGAATAAAAAAATGACAGAAAATACCAACCCATTAAACAAGTACTTTAGGCAGGCGGCCATACACATCACATTGCCGTCCAATGGTGATTATCCCCCACATGTGATAACACCCAGTGCCACTGGAGAATTCCCGGTGATGCCAATGACAGCAAAGGACGAGATCAAGTTCAAAACACCAGATGCACTAATGAACGGTCAGGGTGTGGTGGATGTCATACAGAGCTGTATGCCAAACATCAAGGACGCATGGCAGATCAAGAGTCACGATGTTGACACTATATTGATAGCCATAAGGATAGCGACATATGGGGAGACCATGGACCTACAATTCAATGTCCCCACAATAAACGAACAAGTCACGCACACAATAAACCTTCCAGCCACGTTAGATCAGATAAGACAGGACAAAATCCAAAACGCTATCACACTCAAAGACGGATTGATAGTGGAGACGAGACCACTCACTTATCGAGACATGACCCAGACCAGTCTCCAGACATTCCAGCAACAGAAGATGTACAGTTCGGTTCAAAATTCAGACATCAGCGATGAGGAGAAGGTAAAAAGATTTGATGAGAGTTTCAAGGCACTGACTGAATTGAACAGCAAAGTTTTACTTAAAAACATTTCCAAGATCACAACACCTGAAGGTTCTGAAGTATCCGACCCAGCACAGATAAAAGAATTTGTTGACAACGCAAACGCAACTTTGATAACAGAACTGCAAGACAAGTTAGCAGTGATAAGGGTTCAAGGATCTGTCAAACCGTTGACACTGAAAGCCACAGAAGACCAGATAAAGAAAGGTGCACCGGCCACTTACCAAGTGCCTGTGACATTCGACACAGCAAATTTTTTCGTATAACCTTGCTGTCACAAACGGAATCTGACATTATCAAGACCTTGAAGGACATGGAGAACTCACAGAAGGAACTTAAACACGAACTGATGAAGATATGTTGGTTTATGCGTGGAGGTGTCACTTACGATGAAGCAAACACGATGAGTCCACAGGAACGTGAGATAATT